AGCGAACAAACAAATCTGTGAATGCTCTCTTCCTTGTTGGGAAAACTTGCTTATTGCCATTGCATTTTCTAGAACATCTGGAAAATGGTGAGAAGGTTGTGTTTTCTAATAAGGAAGTTGGAGTTTTTGCAGAGATGTTTGATGAGAGTAATGTGTGTGCTATGGAAGAAACGGATGTTGCGGTCTATTCAATTGCTTCTCGTCTGTTGCCAAGTCGCCCTGATGTGCGAATGTTGTTCGTACTTGAGAGCGAGTTGACGAAGACGAGGAGAGGAGAATTTGTTTTACAGCATCTTGGAATCAATACCACACGCATTCAGGCTCGTGGTCTGGCACTTGAAGAAATCTTTGATCCAGAAGATCAACCATTGACATATCATGTACCTGGTGGAGCTAAGGACATCAAGCTTGTGAAAGGGCATGTGTACTTTGCGACTACGCGAGAAGGCCAGTGCGGATCCCCTGTTATATGTGCAAATGAAGGCATCAATGGTTGCATTGTAGGAATACATGTAGCTGGTACTGCTGGAGGCACAAATGACATGGGATTTTCAGCATTGGTCACTCGTGAAGTTGTATATGAACTGTGCAATGTAACTAGTGAACTGGAAGCTCCTGATGTCACCATACCATTGAGTGAGGTATGCACACCAAGATGTCAAATGGGGGAAGTTCCATATGAACATATTGGAGTGCTGAATCAATCATGGATGATGACAGGTATGGTGAAAACCATGCTTCGTGAATCACCAATTCATGATATGGTGACAGTGCATAAGACAGCTCCAGCTCGTCTCAAGCCATTGGTGGTGAATGGAAAACGTATATCACCTATGGTTGAAGGATTAACTGGAGCTTTTGATGAGAACACTCCAATGGATAATGTCTTGCTGGCTGAGTGTACACGATGTGTTGCTGAGATGATTGCGACACATATTAAGGATGAAGATCTTAGTGTGCTAACAGAAAGTGAGGCAATAAATGGGATTTCAGGAATGGAATTTGTTGATGCTCTCAACATGGGTTCTTCCCCTGGGTTTCCATTGTCAAAGTTGTCACCTGGATCTGGAAAGAGACATTTGTTTGAAGGAGAATTACCAAATGCACAGGTGGGAAATGGTTTGTTAAGGACTGAGTTGAATAAAATTGACTCAGCTCTTGACAAGCGTAGGATCCCTGAAGTGTATTTTGTATGTACCCTGAAAGATGAACGTCGCTCTCTTGAGAAGGTGGCAGCTGGTAAGACGCGAGTGTTTGCAGCTTCAAATGTAGCTCATGTGATTAGATTTCGGCAGTATTTCTTGCGATTTGCTGCTGCATTTATGAAACATCGGAGACAGTTGGAGCATGCAATTGGAATTGAT